AAGCGGGTCCGGGCCAGATTTTAAATCAGGTGTATCGAAACGCAGGGTTTGATGCCATTGATTTGCCAAGAGCGGGAACAACTTTTGGCTTTGGCCCAACGGGAGCCACGCATAGGGTTGAGCTTGATCCCACAAAAGTACGCAGTCCAAATGCAATGTTTGATCCACGTCTGTCACAGCTACCAAACCTCACGGCAGTAGCGACACCAACGGCGGTTGGTCTAGGCGCGTTAAGCCAGATAGATGAAGAAGAGGAGGCGCAGTAATGGCAAATATTATAGGCGAGGCTGGAAGGGCCGTCTTTGGCGATGTTGGCAAAGACTTGGCCGACTACTTAGGTAGAAAGTTTGGTGTGCTGCCAGAGGCCCGTAATGCGGATGAAGAAGTGGCGCGGCGCATTCTTGAATTGCGTCAGGCTGGCCGCTCTGATGAAGTTACTGACGATATGATGGACGCTGCATCCGATCTTTATATGTTTGTGAACACGCCATTGCCAATGAATCGTGCATCTAGAGAAGCTAGGGCCGATGAGATGTATAATCCAACTGAATATATTGGGCGATCTGCTATAAAAGGTGATCTTTACAGCAGGCCAGACATTGCTAAATCAGAGCAAAGTTTTAATACGAGACCAAGATTTTCAAGTTCTTCGCCTGATGTTGCCAGCACATATGTTGGCAATAGAGGGGCATTATATCCAGTCAGGATAAAAAAACTTGATATACCAATTATTGATGCGGGTGGTGTAAGTTTTACAGAAATTGATCCTGCCACTATGGATTTAAGCCCTAATATTAAATACGGGATGGAGCCTTTTAGTACAATTGAAGAGCGCCTTGGTGGCATTGGAAAAGACAATCCAACTTATGACGAATCATTTTTAAATGAAATAAAAACTGACGATATTTTGGCTGCTTTAAAAAGAAATAATGAACAAGGCATTTTAATAAAAAATTTAAAAGATAGAGGGCCATTTTCTCAAGGCAATGTAAAAACTGAAGAAGGGAAGAAGGCTCTTCAAGAATTACAAAGAAAAGCAAGTGAGCCATCTGACGTAAGAATAACAATGGATACAAAAAATATCCGCTCTGAGTTTGCCCGTTTTGACCCAGAGTTTTCTCACCTACGAAATTTGTCGGCTAGTATTTTTGCAACAATCGGCTTTAGTGGTCTTGCTGCGGCACTGAGAGAAAAAGAAGAGGGCATGTAATGGCAAATCTTATAGGCGAGGGTGGAAGGGCCGTCTTTGGAAATGTTGGAAAAGACTTAGCTGACTACTTAGGCAGAAAGTTTGGTGTGCTGCCAGAAGGGGAGCCTGCTGGGATTGGTCACAACAATCCACCGCCAGAGTTTAAAATGCCGACAGCGTTGGGTGCGCTGCGTAGATCGCCAGAAGATCAGGCGTTTTTTGAAGAGTTCGACCCAAACATTTATTATCACGGCACCCGTGGCGACTTCTCAGAGTTTGATCAAAATATGCTTGATCTGGGCGTACACGTTGGCACACCAGAACAGGCAAATGAGCGCCTGCTGGACGTGGCAAGAATAAAGGGTGAAATACCCAGCTATGGTAATTTCGAGAGCGACAGCCCACCAGTCATACCAGACGCAAAGGTCATGCCCGTTCGTATAAACGTGCATAATCCGCTTAGAATGCCTGACGTTGGTAATTGGAAAAACAGTTCCAAAGTAATTGAAGAGCTTGAAAAGCAACAATACCAAAACTCTGGTATAAATATAAACGAAATAATGGAAGCCTTTAATGACATTGCAATGGGCGACCCCATTGGCAAATATGGTGATCCAGATGATTGGCTCGACAGCATGGAAAACAGGGAACTGCTTGAGATAATTAACGCAGAAATTCAAAAGGCTGGATACGATGGCATTGTGTATAAAAACATCGTGGAAACAACGTCAGGAGGCATGGGGGAAATCCTACCAGAAGCAAGGTCCAAGATCGCTGAGATAAAAAAAGAATTAGCGACTTTAAGTGACGTTGCAAATGCTCGACTTGAGGCGGCAAGGCCACCAGAAGCTACATTACCTGACGCTGACGCTCAACTGGCTGGAGGAGAGGCAGAGAAGAGAGTGCAGGCGTTTCTTAATTATAATATGCAAAATTCTCCAATGAATTTTAGAACACCAGAGGAAATAACCCGTGAAAATCAACTTATGGATTTGCGCGATGATTTGGAAACGCAGCGATATTCGCCAGACAGCATGATTATTCTAAATCCTTCTGACATCAGATCGCCCAATGCAGCCTATGACGTAGACAAGCGGGACAGTGATGACATAATGTCGGACGCAGGCGCATTGGCTGGCGCTCAAAATACAGGGATCGCGTAATGGCAAGCAAACGAAATCCTCTTAGTTGGCTGGGAAAAAAACTCTTTGGCAATTTGGGCAAAGATGCGGCTGAAGCATTGTTTGATAATTACTCTTCTGTCGATAAAGGGGTCAGGACAGGCACCAACTCAGGCGCAGGGCAGTTAGTATCAAGCTACCAAGATTTGCCTGTGATCGATCCCGCCAATCTTGTTGGATCGACAATATCCAGCACACAGGCTGACCTAACTGCCGCTGCTAAAAACATTGGCGCACTTGATGGGATTAAATTTGATAATACCGTCCCACTGCGCGGAGGGCCGTTATTCCCTTTACAGGACGCATACTATCAACAAGGCATTGGCTGGGTCACAAGGGGAGTTGAAAAGGCCAAAGAATTAGTGTCGCCAGAAGCGGGTGGTGGGGCGGGTGACTTTGTCGTTGTTTCAGCAATGGGCGATGCGGCACATGCAAGCAATGTATCTGTGGGCAATACATTAATTGAAAGCACTAAGGCATTTGCCCGTGAAGGCAAAATCGGGGGCAATGCACTATCTGCCATAAATGAAACAATAAGGGAATATGGACGCAATACAAAGCAGCCAGCTTTAAAGTCTCTCGCGAATTTTACATCTTTCGATGACCCAGATATAAATAAATTTATATCTAGTTTGAGCTTTGAAGCAAGAAAGGCGATAGCCAATCAATTAGCATCGCCCAGACTGCAAGCTATGGGCGCACCAAACCTTCGCAGAATTTTAGATCAGACAATAGAGCCTTCCCTGTCAGGTCAAAACGTAGGCGATGGCCTATTACTGCTCAAGCCAAGATATGGTAAGGACGCAACTGGCGTTATAGACCCTAGAAAATATGGCGTCTTGCCGCATCCAGATTATAATCTGGGAGTGCAAATGGATGTTGTCGGCAGATTTGAAAATCCGATTGCAAGGACGGCATTGTTTCCTGACTTCTTTAAAGACAGAGGGACACTTACAAACATTGATATGTTGATGCGTGAACAATATGGTCGAAATCTTCCGCTTGATTTTGGAGTGCAGGATGCGGCTTGGAACGCAGACAGGCGGTCTTTTGATATGTCTGGCTTCAGACAGCCAATCACACAAGAGCAAGCTGAATTAATGAAAGAGCTTACTGGCTACGATCTTGCAGTAAATCCGACAACGGCGCGACTTTTGCAAATGGGTCGAAGAGAGGGTTGGTCTAGCACAGCAATGCCTGTAAAGCAGGGTGGGATGTCTCTTGCGGCAATGGGCAAATCAATGGCAAGAAATGCTGGCGGCGTATCTCTCAGTCCAGTAGATAAAAAGGCTGTAAAAAAGGGTGACGTTGAATACTTTCAGCTTTCTGGAAAAACAATGGAAGGCAGGGCCATTCCGCAGGATGTTTTCTTTGGAATTGATAAGAAGCCAGACTATAGCTGGGTAGATGATTTCGACGGCAATCCGATTGCTATGGGGCCAAATGACCGCGCCCTGACTGGCGTTGTGGCGAATGAACTTGCCACAGGCGGCGTGTCTGTGCCAATAATACTAGGCAAGGCCATACAGGAGGGGGTAAGTGTACTGGATGCATTTGCAGTGCCGTCTAAAAAATACCCCAAAGGGTTCTTGCCAAGAATATATAGTGATTATGGGTTTAAAACTGTTGGTAAAGTCCCATTTAGTGAAGATATATTTCTTTCGGGGCATAGTCAGCAGCAGTATGACGAATTGTTATCGTACTGGAGAAGCACTGGTTGGGATGAATCAAAGGGCTTTCCAGACGTTGTAGTAATGAAATGGACAGGAGATGACAGTGAACGAGCAGGAGCAGCAAGACGAATACTCCAAGCGGATTTCAAAGGTTTTGGGGCCAGAGAGACTGGCTCTCCCTTCAGAAAGGCAAGAAGCGTTTCTGGACAGGGCGTACAATCGACTTCTGGAGAGGGAGGGGTCTCTGGAGGAGATATCGGACGAGGAGATACTGGGAGCGTTCCAACTAGTAATGCTGCACGGATCACCAATCGCGCTAGAACAAACCTTGGAGCCTTAGACGCCTTGACACCAATGAATAGGGCAAACCTTGGCATCGCGGAGGACAGATAATGGCAAGAGCAGCAATTAAAAAGGTAGCGCAGGCTGAGATCAGAGCGGCTAAGAGCTTTCTTGAGCGGCGTGGGCTAAAGTCTGACGATATATCGCCCCGCAAGTTTGCTATGGCCGCAAAGGAACTAGACAAGGGCTTTGCTGATACCCTAAAAATATTGGCAAGAGAATTGTCTGGAGGACAGGTCTGATGGCTGACATGCCCAATACATTGCCTTTTAGTTTATCTAACATGACCCGTGAAGACATGGATCGAATTATGGACAGGTCGGAAGCGACTGACATAAGCCCACTGTTTACAAAAGGTGGCGCAAGGGCGGCGGTACAGGGTCTGACATTTGGCACAGGCGATGAAGTAGAGGCTGCGGTCAGGTCTCTAGTGCAAGACGGCGTTAGCTTCAACGATGCCCTGACCCAAGTGCAAGGCGAAATAAATCAATTCTCTGAAGAAAACCCTAATATAGCTTTGGGCGCTGAAGTTTTGGGAGCAATACCGACAATGTTTGCGGCAGGGCCACGGATTGCTCAAACCATAGCTAAAAGCCCCGTAGGGGCAACGGCGCTTGGTGGCGTTTTAGGATTTGGGTATGGAGCGGCGACAGGCGAAGGCACTGAAGACAGGCTTATGAAGGGCGTTGAAGAAGGCGTTAATACTGCCCTTATGTCTGGTGCGTTAGGCACAGCTATAAAAGTTGCCAGAACAGCAAACCCATACGTCAGTCCATTTTTGCGCCGTTTTAAAAACAAAGTTCTTGGCGGCGGATCGGTCATGGATGACATTCAATACGACAGTCAGAAAAGTCTGCGCCAATACGGACGCAGTGACGCACCAAGGGCTGAGACCGACTCTACAGGCGCGTTAGCTCAGTTTAGTGACAAGATGCCGCCACCGCAGCCCACAACGCGCACAGCGGCCCCCTCATCAAGCGCAGCAATCTTTGATCAGCTTAGAGAGCTAGGTCGGCAAGATTTAATTGATGAGCTATTGACGGGAACCCCATCTGCAAGGCAACTAGAGGAGTTTGAAAGTGAATAGGGCTAGTTTTGGATCACTATTGAAAGGAGGACGTAAAATGAAAATGAAAAAGAAAAAAGTAATGAAGAAGAAAAAGAAAGGGTACTAATGCCAGAGCAAAAGGATGTGACTATTCACGTCACTGGCGTAGCTATGTCAGGAGGCGTGAAGCATGACAATAAGCGATCTGCTCCAACAGATCAGAAACAATCTGGAAAAGAAACGGCTGGAAATAGCTGACGGTATGGTTCGGGGTCGGATGTCCGACTTTGAGGCGTACCACAAAAACGTGGGTATTGCAGAAGGGCTGGAGCAGGCCGCTGACGTAATACATGACACGATAAAAAATTTAAACGAAGAGGATGAATGACATGTCTCATCAGCATGATGCAATATATACGGATGAAGAAACCAGCGCAACGATTGGCTCACATCAACTGCCAATCCCCATGAACTGGAAGGTCTTGGTTCAACCCAATCAGGTTAAAATGAAGACCGCAGGCGGCATTCTACTGCCAGACACCTCAAAAGATAACGAAGAATACCTAACCGCGCACGGAACTGTCTGCGCGATGGGCGATCTTGCGTATCGTGACCGCGACACGGGGGAGCGTTGGAAGTCCAACATCTACCCCACAATCGGTGATCGCGTGACCTACGGTAAATACGCTGGTCAAAAAATTGTTGTAAAAGGCGTGAAATTCCTTCTGCTGAATGATGACGAACTAACGTCTATTATTCCAGATGGTGTTGAAGTCGCCGCATATCTGGGGTGATCTGATGTCAGACCAAGACAAAATAATAGAAGAAATCGAGGCCGAAATCAAAGCGGCCAAGGGAGAGCCAGAAGATTTTGAGATAGAAATCTCTGACGATCCCGCCAATGAAGAAAAGGAAGAGGCTGCGGATGTTGCTGAAGAGGAGCCAGAATATGGCCCCAAAGTCCAGAAGCGCATTCAAAAACTGGTAGGTCAGCGCAGAGAGGCTGAAATACAGGCGCGTCAAATCCAAGAGCAAAATGCTCAACTGCAAAAACGTCTAGAACGTCTGGAGCAGGGATCACAGCAGTCGGCTGAACAACAGTTCAATTCCCGATACGTCCAAACCAAGGCGGCTCTGCACAGGGCTGTGGAGGAGGGCGACACAGACGCGCAAGTCAACTACCAAGAGCAGATGGCCGACATGAGAGCGGCCATGCGAGTGGCGCAGGCACAGCAGCAAGGACGGCAACAGCAACAGCAACGCCAGCGTCAGCAGCCTCAACAGCAGCGCCAGCAGGCGGCACCACCCGAAAAGGCTATGGGCTGGTGGCAGCAAAATAACTGGTTTAATGCCGCTGGCTTTGAGCGAGAAACAGCCGCAGCCCGTGCCATTGATGTGCAACTTGATCTGGAGGGGTTCGACAAGAACTCTGATGATTACTATGTGCAACTCAATGGGCGTTTACAAAAAGTATTTCCTGAGTTAAACTCAGGGCCAAGTCCGAAGCAGAGACCAAAAGGTAGGTCACCAGTCGCCCCAACTACAGGCGGGTCTTCAGCTTATAAGGGCAATCGTGTGCGTATGACGCAAGAACAGCTTAGAATGGCACGGGAACTTGGTATTAATGACGAACGTGGTCTCAAGAAATATGAAGCCGAAATTCGCCGTCAACAGAGGGAACAATAATTATGTCATCTAAAGAAAGAAATGTTCGCGCAGAGCAAACACGATCATCCACGCGAGACGAGGAGATTCGACCAGAAGCCGCATGGAAACCGCCAGCACTGCTAGACGCCCCAGAAGCAAGACCGGGATACGTTCAGCGGTGGGTCGCCACAAGCATCCAAGGCAAGGAAAGCCCAGACAACGTGTACAAGCGTATGCGTGAAGGATGGGAGCCTCGCTCTGCCGATAGTGTGAAAGACTCGTTGTTTCCGACGATCAATCACGGGCAGTGGACAGGATCAATCGGAATTGAGGGTATGCTGCTTTGCGAAATGCCAAAGGAACGTCACGCCAGTATGAAGGCGTACTACCAAGGCAAATCAAACGAGCAGAATGAATCGGTTGTGGGTGAGCTTGACGCACTTGGGCGGCAGAATGGGCTACCGATCCATCAGGATCGACAGTCTGAAACAAGTCGCGGCAGAAGACTTTCTGCCATGAGCGATTAATTCACGCTATAGGAGCGAAAAATGGCAAATGTAGACGCCGCATTTGGGTTCGTCCCAACTCGTCACATGAGCGGTAATGCGCCTCGCACAAACAAATATACCATTGCGACTGGCCTTGCAGAGAATATCTTCAAGGGCGATTTGGTTATTATTATTGCGGGTGGTACTCTTACCCCTCACACGGCAACAGAAGTAAATAACATTGGTGTGTTTGATGGGTGTTCGTACACCGCATCTGATGGATCATATGTTTACAGTGAGTATTGGCCGTCAGGCACCGCTGCGACAGACATCATAGCATACGTCTATGACTGCCCGTACACAGTGTACAAGTGTCAGTCTGCTGGAACTACTGCCCAAACAAATATCGGTAACTGTGCTGATGTTGTGGCTGGCGCTGGTTCAACTGTAACTGGTCAATCTGGCTTTGAATTGAGTGGCACAATGGCTGCGGGTATTGCTACCTGTAAGATCATTGCTCTGCACGATACTCCAGACAACGCTTTCGGCGCGAATGCTGTCATGGAGGTGACCATTAATGAGCATCTTCTTGGTACAAACGTAGCTGGTATATAAGGAGGGTATGACAAATGGCAATGAATAGAGCGAGTTTTGCGAAAACTCTAGAGCCGGGTCTGAATACACTCTTCGGACTTGAGTATGATCGTTACCCGCCAGAGTACGAGGCAGTGTTTGAATCAAACACTTCTCAGAAGGCTTACGAAGAAGATTTGCTTCTCAGCGGATTTGGCCTAGCGCCAACAAAAACTGAAGGTGGATCAGTATCTTACGATTCGGCTGGTCAACAGTGGACTGCACGTTACCAGCACGAAACCATCGCTCTGGCGTTCTCAATCACTGAGGAAGCCGAAGAGGATGGTCAGTATGGTAGCTTGGCTTCGCGCTACACTAAGGCGCTGGCACGTTCGATGGCTTCGACCAAAGAAATCAAGGCTGCAAACGTCCTGAACAACGCACAAACCTCTGGCTATAATGGCGGTGATGGCGTTGTATTGTTGAGTGCCTCGCACCCAACACAGAACGGCAACCAGTCCAACGTGCTTTCGACAGCGGCTGACTTGTCCGAAACATCACTTGAGTCAATTCTTATCCAAATTTCGGATATGAAAGATGATCGTGGTCTTCGGATTGCAGCGCAGGGTACTCAATTGATTATCCCAACTGCGTATCAGTTTGTTGCAGAGCGTCTGCTGGAAAGCCAGCTTCGCACAGGTACTGCCGACAACGACATTAATGCGATTAAGGCTGGTGGCTATCTGCCACAAGGCTATCACATTATGCGCCGTTTGACAGACGCCGATGCGTTCTTTGTTCAGACTGACGTACCTGATGGACTGAAAATGTTCCAGCGTTCAGCCATGAAAAAAGGAATGGAAGGCGACTTTGAAACTGGCAACGTGCGCTATAAAGTGCGTGAGCGTTACAGCTTTGGCGTCACCGACTGGCGCGGCGTGTTCGGAACCGAAGGCGCAGCATAAATTACCCAACTTCTTCTCCTGTTGGTTACTGGGGCGGTCTTCGGATCGCCCCTTTTTTTATTTAAATGCATTTTATTCGTATTTAGCTATTGTATTCTGGATTGTAACCCTTATATCTATTACAACAGAAACAGAGGAGAGATCAGATGAAAAACGCATATATGAGTGAATGGGAAATCCAAGCGTTAGCCGAAGCAGCTTTGACATCTTACGAAGGCAGCGCCTCTTGGGGCCGCGCATTTGAAGCCGCTGTTGAGTTTGCCGCCGATGAATGGCAAATCAAAGCGACTAAAGCGCAGGCAGCAACTGCTGTAGCAATTGCAAAGACAGGCTGGCAGGGCATTAAGCAAAGCGTCCAGAAAGTACAATACCGACCACAGTATTAACCCAACGGGGGCCACGCGCCCCCATCCAAAACGTAACACTAACGCCGTTAGCGTTACAAAAATCCAAGGGAGATAAAATATGTCAAACGGTTTTCCATCATCAATGGCAATGCTTGATCACTTGCTTGAGGGTCACCCAATCTCGCTGATCGAAGCGATGAATATGTTTGGGGTCTGCAACCCCGCCGCAGAGCTAACAAAGCTCCGCAAGCAAGGATGGATCATCCAGTCTCAACGGGTCAAGATGACTAAAATCATTGTTCGCATGAACAAATACATGGTGATAAAACCACCGTCCCAGCTTCCACATAAGGAATGTCTTATGATGGAATACTGGATCAGCAAATAATCAAGCAGGGGCTGTCTTCGGATGGCCCTTTCTTTTTGTTTAGACCTGTTGTATTGTGCCAGCATCCCTGACAGCCGCACAATGTGGCTGACACTTGCCACGACAGGAGATCATCATGGCTAATACGACATTCACAGGACCAGTACGCTCAGAGGGCGGGTTCCAAGTAGTTTCTAAAAATGCAACAACTGGCGCTTATACAGACATTGCAACTATCGCATCCACAGGCATTGTTACCGACAAATATGTAAAGCACGTTGGTTTTGCTACTGGCGTTACAGTAAACACCACAGCAGGTGACAGCCCGACTATTGGTGAGTTTACTCAGCCAGCAAATACAATCATCACAAACATTAAAATCTTTTGTGACACGGCTCCTGTTATTGGAACTGGTGATATTGGCTATGAAGTCGGCACATCTTCTTCGGGCGCACAAATTGTTGCGGCTATTGCAGATGAAATATTGGATGGCGGTACAACGGTTGTCGTAGGTAACGTAACTACAACAACTCTTGTTGTACAAACACAAAACGCCGCCACGGCCCCTATCTCTGCTCAGTACGCTTCAGCAGAACGAACCATCTATTGCAATGTTACTAACACAGTGGATGCGACAACAGCGGGATCGTTTACATTCATCATTGAGTACGTGCAAATTGCTTAATTAATCTGGTGGGGGGGCAACCCCCACTTTACAATCTAGGAGATTAATATGGCTGATATTACAACATCAACTACGATCATCGACAACACACACGAATGTGTATTTGCATTCCAATATCAGTATGTCGATGGTGGCAACGAAAGCGCAGTGGCTAAAATAGATGTGTCTTCCCTTGCGGCAAATGCAAACGGCGAAACCTGCACAGGCGTACGCATTGTCGAGTGCCAGTGGATTTTGCATGGAATGACAGTTGAGGTATTGGCAGACGCAGATACTGATATTATTGTTTTGCATCTGGCCGAAGATCAACAGGGATACCAAACTTTTGAAAAATTTGGTGGCTTGCCCAATAGCGCGACATACGGAGCTAATGGGACTGGAGACATCAAGTTTACAACAACTGGGGCTGGAGCGGCTGGTGATGCATATCAAGTGATTATTCGCGCCGTTAAAAAATATTGATAGAGGTAGGACATGGCTCAGTCAGGAACCGTAGCGTTTCGTCCAGATGTCGAAGAGATCATTGCCGAAGCATTTGAGCGTTGTGGCATTGATCCCCAGACCCAGACAGGCGATAGGGCTGTGTCGGCAAGGCGCAGCCTAAACCTACTCTTCTCTGAGTGGGCAAACAGAGGCATAAATTACTGGGCGCTTTCCCAGAATACGCTGACGCTAGTGAACGGCCAGACAACGCCATACACACTGCCTGTTGGCACTATCGATATTCTGGATGCCGTCATCCGCGATAGCTCTGGGACAGACACGTCCGACCAAATAATTAATCGTGTGTCAATATCCGACTACAATCAATTGCCAAACAAAACATCTTCGGGAAAGCCAAGCCAGTACATGCTGGACAAGCAATATACCCCGATTTTGTACATCTGGCAAATACCTGACGTGTCAACATACAGCTTGGTGTATTGGTCAATAAATCAGCTTGAGGACGTTACAGCGTCCAATCAGGACGCCGATATTCCATATCGATGGAGCGAATGTATCTGCGCGGGGCTGGCAAGCAAGCTGTCGCTAAAATACGCGACAGAGAAGTTTTCGATCCTAAATGAAATGTACGAAAGATCGTTTAATTTTGCGGCGTCTTCTGATAATGATGGTGTAAGTTTGAGGGTTCAGCCCACTGCGCTGAATTTATATTAATGGCAAAATATGCAAGAGGAAAGAAAAGCAAAGCAATAAGCGACATAAGTGGCCTTCGGGTTCCCTACACCCAACTGAAAACTACTTGGGATGGACTGCGCGTATCGCCAGAGGACTTTGAACCAAAGCAGCCACAGCTAACGCCTGCCAAAAATGTTGTAGATGCAGTAGTGTTGAAGAACCCGCGATATGATAACGACCCAGAAAACATAATATTTTATGTCGGTTTTAGTTACGATATATTTGCCCCGCGCAATCAATTGCCTAATATCGGAATATCATCGACGGGTGGCGTGGGAATAACCATCGTGAGTATAGAGTAATGCCAAAATACGCGACAGGCAAAAAATCTTTAGCAATAAGCGACATAAGTGGTCTGCGGGTTAAATACACAGAACTCAGAACTACTTGGGATGGGCTGCGCGTATCGCCAGAAGATTATGAGCCTAAACATCCGCAATTAACTCCAAGAAAAAATGTTGTAGATGCTACCGCACTATTTAATGCACGGCCAGATAATGACCCAGAAAATATTGAGGTCTTTATTGGATTTACACAGGACTGGACAATAGACCCAAGGCTTTTACCGCCCGTTGGTGTCCCTGCATTTGCTAATGTTGGTAATGTTTACATTGAAGCCAATATAAATGAAACTGGAGTTTCTGGCACAGGCGCAATAGGCACTGAAGCACTAGAAATGTTTATTGATGAGTCTGGCGTGGCTGGTACGGGTGCTGTTGGCACTGTATCTCCCACAGGCGTTAAGGGCGTATCTGGTAGCGGCGGCACGGGCGGTGTTGGTGTTGAGGCTCTCAGCCTGTCGATTGATGAGGCTGGCGTTGCAGGCACTGGCGCTGTAGGTGCAGAGGCTCTGATTTTAACAATAGCTGAAACTGGCGTTGCAGGCGATGGTGATGTAGGTAACGAAAGCATATCTATAGACGAAAGTTTCTGGGGTTCTGGCGACTGGGGAGAAGGGACATGGGGTAACTAAATGAATTACACAACTTTAGTCGCAAACATTCAAA